TCCATTGCAAGGAAGCCGACCTGATCGGTCATTGCGAACAGCTCATTCAGACGCTTGAAGGTACGACCGGAACGGTCAGCGATCCAGTAGTAGCTGAAATCGCCGAATGCCATACACTTCTTGCCAGCGCCGATCTCCGGAACATAGCTGGAAGTCTTGTAGGGACGGTTGAGAATCGTATCGGGAACACCTGCTGCCACAGAAGGCTGCCAGATGTAGTTGCCGTTTCCGTCCTTGAGCTTACGGAGTGCCTTGACCGTAGAATCGTTCAGCACCCAGACCGCCTTCTTGTGGTAAGGACTGCGGAGCGAATAGAAAAGCTCCATCACATCATCGAAGGTGATGCTTGCGCCTGCGGTCGTTGCGCCGTCCTGTGCGCCGCCGGTTGCATTGAAGATGCCGGTAGGCTTGCCGGTGCCGTTGCCGATGAAGAAGGCTTCCTCCTCCTTTGCACCGATACGACGGGCGAACTCACGGGCGATATAGGACGGCAGGTCGAACACGCTGTCGCCCAGAAGTTCCTCGGAGATCTTGATCGCTGTACCGAGCTTGTATGCGGAGAGCGATGCCTGACCGAAGGTATCATCGGAAAGCGTATACTGCTCTTCCTCATCCATCCAGACCGCATCGCCCTTCGATGTCACGATCGGAATCTTGCGGTCGCCGGAACTGGTCTTGATGACGGTTGCCATCTGGCGGAAGATGTTCTCCTCCTCAAGCGCCTCGATGAGCTTTCTCTCAAACTCATCCGGCACAAGATAGCCGCCCTCGGTGTCCGTGCCGACATGAAGATCGTTGCGCACATCGATCCAGTTGCGGTTGCGGATGCTGTTCCAGAAGGCATCGCTGTATGCAGCAGATGCGGTTCCGGTCTTTTCCGGCTCGGTGTTCTGTGCGGCAGGCGCAGTCAGAATGGGAGAAGTGGTAGCCTTCGCCATATCCGCTTCAATTTCCGCCTGACGCTCCATTCGCTGGATCTCCTTGCCGAGGTTCACGATGGTTGCTTCCATTGCGTCATAGGTCTTGCTGTCCTCCTCGGAAAGCGTACCGTCAGCCTGACGCTTGCTGTCGAGGAAGTCGCGGGCAGTATCCCACGCCTTCGCTCTCTTTTCACGAAGTTCCTGAATAGTCATTATACATACCTCCAATCAGTATTTCAGAAGATTCAGCCGACTCATGAGCTGATCCACGGGTGTACCCCTGCGCTCGGCGGAGACCTTCTGCATCAGGCTCTGCATGGTTGCTGCACGGGAATAGGACATTGCCGTGAGAGTGTCCTCCTTCGGCTCGTCCTCATCCGGTATATCTTCGTCGGGCTTTTCATCCTCGTCCGGCTTCGGCTGCGGAGCGCTGCCCGCAAAGAGAATACCGTCCACCAGTCCGAGGGACTGCGCCTTTTTCGCATTCAGCCAAGTTTCCTCGTCCATCATCCGGGCGATCTTGCTGCGGCTCAGACCGGACTTTTCCTCGTAGGCGTTGATGATGCTTTCCTTGACCTCATCGAGAAGCTCGATGGCTTTCTGCATCGCTTCCTTATTGCCGAAAGCAACCGTTGAGGGATTGTGGATCATCAGCATACCGGTCGGTGCAATCAGGGTTTCGTCGCCAGCCATTGCAACAACGGAAGCGGCACTTGCCGCAATACCGTCAATCTTGACTGTGACCTTGCCCTTGTGGTTGCGGAGCATGGTGTAGATCTGCGAAGCGGCGAACACATCCCCGCCTGGAGAATTCAGCCAGACGGTGAGATCACCGCTGACCTTTGAAAGCTCGTTACGGAACATGGCAGGCGTGATCTCATCGCCGAACCATGTGTCTTCCGAAATCGGTCCGTTGAAGATCAGCTCGGCAGCGCCGGTGTCTTCATTGCATACCCAGTTCCAGAACTTATTCATCTGCATTTCCTCCTTTCTCCGCCGCAGCGGGCTGTTCAGCAAATGCGCCTGCGTCCTCCAGCTTCGTAAAGCTGCCGTTCACCAGATACAGATTGCCGCCGTCCTCATCTGGAATCGCGTTCATGTCCTCCAGCTCACGGATATCATTTGCTGACATCCAGCCGTTCTGTCTTAGTCGCATAGCCCTGCATACGGCTTGCATAGTCGCCGCGCAGCAGACCTTCCACATTGAACTTAATGAAATAGCGCCCCTTTTCGGAATCCGAAAGAAGCGCTTTTTGTAGTCCCTGTTCCCAGCGTACCAGCCACGGATCAAGGGTGTATTTTACGAATTCCAGCGACAGATGCTCGATGTTGCTGAACGTAGCATGGTCAAGGTCGCCGATCATGTGCAGCGGCACACGATACAGGCGGGCAATTTCCTCGATCTGGAATTTACGGGTTTCAAGGAACTGCGCCTCATTATTCGGAATGGAAATCGGCGTGTACTTCATGCCCTCTTCGAGGATTGCGGTCTTGTGGGCATTGCTGCTGCCATACGCCCGCTGCCAAGCCTCACGCACACGCTCCGGATTTTTGATTACCCCCGGATGCTCCAGCACCGCCGAGGGCGATGCGCCGTTTGCAAAAAACGATGCGCCGTATTCGTCGCAGGCGACCGCAAGCCCGATGGCGTTTTTCGCCATTGCAATGGGGCTGTATCCGACCAGATCGTCAAAGCCCAGTCCCGGAATATGCAGCACCTGTTCCATCGGCAGAATGATCTCGCCCTGCTGCTTGAAATTCGGGTTGTGTTCGTCGTATCGGCTGTAGCGGTAAATGAGCCTGCCGCGATCGTCACGGTCAACACGCACCTTATCCGGCATCAGCGGATACAATCCCAGCACCTCACCACGACCGTTACGGATGAGCTGCGCATAGGCGTTGCCGTAGATCAGCAGGTGCGCCATGAGCGTTTCCCGGAACACGAACGATGTCATTTCAGGATTCGGCTGATCATGCAGCAAAAAATAAAGCGGATGCTTCGGCACTCGCTCTTTTCCACTGTCGGTGTATTGGTAAACGTGCAGCGGCAATTGTGCAATCGCCTCCGACAGCACTCTCACGCAGGCGTACACCGCAATGATCTGCATTGCCGTGCGGTCGTTGACTCGTTTGCCTGCGTGTGTTCGTCCAAAGAAATAGCTGTAGGACGGGCTGTCGTAGCTGTCCTTCGGCTTGTCCTGTGACCGGAACAGTCCGCTGAAAATGCCCATGTGCATCACTCCTTTCGGTTGACTTTTTCTATGGGCGTATGATATAATATGGAAAAGCGGTGTTTTCCGCTTCAAATCTGATTTTGTCAGGACATTTTTAATCTTTACAGCTGTCGTGCTGTATTTTGGTTACATTTTGTTTATGATAATCATTGTGTTATTCTATAAAGCAAGGAAGAAAATAATGAGATACTATATATTTACTGCTTTAATACTGATGCTTGTTCTATGCTCATGCAGTAGCTTGAATGACAAAACTGAAAATTCAAGCTCTCTGCTTTCTACTGAACAAATTACAGTTGAAACATCAGTTGCTACCTGTATGTCAACAACAACTGCAATTACGGCTACTCAATCTCAGACAATAACGGTAACAGAATCAGATGCTCCGAAAACTTTTCCTGTGCCGAATGGCGCTGATGGTCTGGAAGTAAAAAAGCATTACTCATTTAAGGTTCAGTCCGATGGAGTATGGGTTTATTATGACGATATTAAAGGACAGTTCCTTTCCGCTGACTGTTCCTGGATCGACAGTAATTCAGATCTAAATGTACAACATCTTGATTACTGGCAGAAAGATTTTGATTTTGATGGGTTTTATGATTTGTTTATCCCTGAGGGCAACGCTGTTTTTGGTGGACAGGGACATTATTTCCACTTTATTCCCGAAACAGGTTTATTTATTATATGGGATGAAATGAACAAACTCGGAATATGTGCTAATACTCAAGAAGTCCCTGATAAAATTATATATACGACCATCAATGATGAAAACAACAACGGCGAACAAAAATTTTACGTTTGGGATGATGGAAAGCTCGTCCTGACCAAGCGTGTGCATCATTACTTTGTTGAAGAAAATGAAGAAGGTCATTATTATGAATATTATTACTATACATATGAAAACGGTTATGAACAACTGTACCGACGCCGAAGAGTATACTATCGGAATGGATCAGAATGGCCTTCTGTTGACGAGGATCTGCCACTTGAATAGTGACGGCATTGAGGATTCGTTTTTCTAATCATTTATCGTCTGCAAATTCTGATTTGTAGGGCTACAGCACCAGCAAATCTCTTTCATCATAAATACTGTCTCCGATATCATTTCCGCAGCGGATCGCCCGATCCAGTGCCATGATGGTGGCGACCGTTCCGTCGATCTTCTCCGTGGACTTTTCCTTGTCGGGCTTGATGTTTCCTGCCGGATCACGCTTGATGAAAATGTTGTCCATGTTCCAGCGCAGAACCGGATGCCCGTTGTGGGCGATCTTCTGCTCCAGCGTCAGCTTCATCAGCTCTTTGGTCGGCGGCGACATATCACGGTAGCCCTGACCGAACTGCACCAGTGTGAAGCCCAGCCCCTCAAGGTTCTGTGACATTTGCACTGCGCCCCAGCGGTCAAAGGCGATCTCCCGGATATTGAACCGTGTACCCAGCTCGTCGATGAAGTTTTCGATGAAGCCGTAATGCACGACGTTGCCCTCGGTGGTCATCAGGAAGCCCTGCCGCTGCCAGAGGTCATACGGCACATGGTCGCGCCGGACGCGCAGGTCAAGCGTTTCCTCCGGCAGCCAGAAGTACGGCAGAATATAATAATGGTCGTCCTCGTCGGTCGGCGGAAACACCAGCACGAATGCCGTGATATCCGTCGTGGACGAGAGGTCGAGACCGCCATAACATACACGCCCTTCCAGCAGCGATTCGTCGAAATCGACCTTGCAGGCGTCCCACTTGTGCATCGGCATCCAGCGGACGGTCTGCTTCACCCACTGATTGAGGCGGAGCTGACGGAAGGCGTTTTCTTCGCCGGGATTCTGCTTTGCGGATTCGCAGGCGGCTTCCACCTTGTCCATGCCGATGGTCTCACCGAGGGACGGATTTGAATTCTTCCAGACCTCCGGAGAAGTCCAGTCTGCATCGTCTGGAGCGCCGTAGATCACAGGGTAGAAGGTCTTGTCGATTTTGCGCCCTTCCAGAATATCCTGCGCCTTCTGGTGCTGCTCGTAGCAGATGGAATTGGTGTCCGTGCCTGCTGTCGTGATAAGGAAATACAGCGGCTGCATTCGTGCATCGCCGGAACCTTTCGTCATAACATCAAAGAGCTTTCGGTTGGGCTGCGTGTGCAGTTCATCGAACACGACTCCGTGGATATTGAATCCGTGCTTGCTGTATGCCTCGGCGGAAAGCACCTGATAGAAGGAGTTGGTCGGCACATACGCGATGCGCTTCTGCGACGTCAGGATCTTCACTCGCTTATTCAGCGCAGGACACATCCGCACCATGTCGGCAGCGACGTCAAACACGATCGCCGCCTGCTGACGGTCGGCAGCGCAGCCGTAGACCTCGGCACGTTCCTCACCGTCGCCGCAGGTCAGCAATAACGCAACAGCGGCGGCAAGCTCGGACTTGCCGTTCTTTTTCGGAATCTCGATGTATGCCGTGTTGAACTGGCGGTAGCCGTTGGGCTTGATGACACCGAACAGGTCACGGATGATTCGCTCCTGCCAGTTGATCAGCTCGAAGGGCTTTCCCGCCCATGTGCCTTTCGTGTGGGCGAGGCACTCGATGAACCGCACCGCATAGTCGGCGGCGGCTTTGTCGTAATGGGAATCCTCCGCCATGAACTTGGTCGGTGTATAATCTTTCAGCTTTCGCAATGCCTCACCCCCTCAGAGAGAAAGGCGGCTTCCTTCCGGTTGCCGCCCTTTTGTTTTAGTTGTACTCGTGCATCAGAATAGCCAGTGCCATCTCCGCTGCCTCGTTCTGCGGCGGAACATCCAGCCCCCGGTCGTAGTTGTAAACAACCTCGCCGCTGATCTTCAGCGTTGCCTTGCTGATCCTGCCGCCGTCGATTCCGTACTGGCTGCCCTCGTCGTAGGCTTTCACCCAGTAGTGAACTACCGTGTACTTGCTGTCTCCCTTCGGGACTCCAATCGTTCCTTCGTGCCACATATTCGTTTCCTCCGTGTTTCGTAGTTTCCGGCGGGCTTTGCCCTTCCGTTGTGTACATATTAACTCTGAATGCGAATAATAGCAAGCCGCTAAAACTACAGAAGATACGGGGAAAATGTGCGGCGGGTGTTGTGTATAATACACCCGCCGCTGTGATCCTTATTCGCCGAGAGGAATCGGCATCAGGATGTTGCCGACCAGCACGAAGTCGTATGCCTGCCGGAAGAACTCCGTGTACTTCTCGGTCAGCTCTTGCGGCAGGTCGGTGAAGTCCTCCTCGCCAAGCCCGCAGATGAAGAACGTTCCCTTGATGACTCCGTAGGGCGGAACGGGGCGATTCCACTTCTGCTCCGGGTGGTAGAGGGCTTCCTCCTCGCACACCAGTGCAACCGGATCATCGAAGGGGTAAATCGCCTGAATGTATCCGCCGACCGTCTGCTGCAGGCTTTCAAGGTCGCCGCTGATCTCCTTTGCGTAGGGGCGCTTGCCCGGTTCAACAACTAAAATGTTCATGTGAATGCTCCTTTGTGTTTATTCCGCTTCTCCTGCGGTAGAAGAATGATCCGGTGGATCATTCAGATATTAACTCTGAACCGAGGATATATCAAGCATTATCGGCAAAATAAATGTGACAAACATCGCCTGCATTTCAGCGCCTTATTCTTCGCCTTCGTACTTCTCGTGGATGATGCCGAGAATCTTGTCCTGTTCCTCGCGTCCGACGCCGAGGCTTTCAAGGGCTTCTCTCGTCCCGCAGTCCGGGCAGATCGGGCTGCCGTCCACACGGGAGGTCGCAGGTCGCTCGGTGTACGCCCGCCCGCATTTCGGGCAGATGTGCGGCTCGTTGTTGCGGTCTTTCATCGCTGCACCTCCTTTGCACTGATCTCGTAGGCGGCATCAAGGAACTTGGTGTCGAAGCCGAAGTTCCGATAGCCTTCCTCGCAGGTGCGGATGTAGGCAAGCGACGGAATTCCGAGGCTGCGTTCCTCGTGCATGATGTATACGAAGGCGGTCAGCTTCTTGGTCTTGGCGCTTGCCAGCTTCACCGGCAGGCGGACTTCCTTCTTGTAGTAGAAGGTCGGGCAGCCCTCGTAGGCATCCAGCCGCTTCTCGTCGGCGGCGGTGACCTCCCAGACCGCGATCGAAACGATGCCGTTCTTCTTCGGTTCAATGGTCAGGTACGCGCCGGTCTTGCTGCCCTTGTAAAGCAACTGGTAGTCGGGGATCGCCGTGATGCCGATAGGCTTTGCGGTCGGGCAGCGGTACCGCATTTGGCGGATGTTCAGGTTTGAACCGTATGCGAGGTAGTATCTTTTCATTGCTTTTCTCCTTTTGTCTTGTATTCCGTTTTCGTTCCGGTACGCACATATTAACTCTTTTCCGGCACTATATCAAGCCGATAAAACTACAAAAGATATGTGGATTTCCGGGCTTGCAGTTGTGTAGAATATGCCTTGCCGCTGTTTGCGCCGTGTGCGCCCCGTACAGGGCTTTGTACCGAAAGGGACAGTTACTCGGAGGATACCACTCCCGCCCCACACGGGGCGCTGTGGGCGCTGTGTGCGGCTTGCCGCCCCAGCCGCCGTGGGTGGCGGTCGGGGCCGCAGGCTCTGCGCTGGGATTCGGCAGGCTCAAGGTCTGCCGAATCGGAAGGCGTTGTCGCCGGAAAGGTTCTGCGTCAGGGTTTCTCTTGCGGTGGCGAACTCGTCGCCAATGAAGTCCATCCGCATCAACCAAGTCCGCATCGCGAACTTTTTGTTTTCCTTCTGCTGTTCCTTCGGGCTTGCGCTCCGCAGGTCTTTTGCCATCTGGCTCATTGCGAGACAAAGCTGAATGTAGCTCTTGAGCTTGCCTGCGTGAAGTCCGTTCTGCTTGCCGCCTGCGGGCTTGTCGAACTGGAAAAGGCGGAATTCAATCGTGCCCTTTGTGAAGGTGGCGTGGAGGTTCAGCATATGGTAGCGGCTGTCGTTGTAGTGGTGGGTTCTGCCGTAGTCGCATCCCTGTGCGCCGTACCAGATGTCTGCAAGCTGCGCCATCGTGGTGGGCTTCTTCTTGTTGAGCTGCTGCAGGAAATTCGGGTTTACCGTTCTGCAGTAGCGGTTCATGCGGCTGCTGTCAACCTTGATTGCCTCGGCGATCAGCGTTTCGTGGCTCGCCATCAGGTTTGCGAGGTTTCGCAGGCTCTGCGGTGTGTGTCCCGCTGCGCCGATGTGAATGTGAACTCCGCAGCCTCTGGTGTAGTCGCTCTTTGCGCCTGTCTTGCGAAGGCGTCTGATCAGCTCCTGCAGGGTTTCGATGTCCGCGTAGTGCAGGATCGGTGTGACCAGTTCGCACTTTTCGCTGTCCGATCCGCTGATGCTGCAGTCGCGCTGGAATTTCCACTCGCGTCCCTGTGCGTCCCATGCGCTGTAGGTTTCGTAGCCGTTGCGGTGGGCGGTGTACTCGCTGCGGTTTGTGCCGAAGAACTCGGCGGCAAGCTTTGCGGCAGCCTTGCGGGTGATGTTGTTCATCTCAACCTCAACCCCGATCGTCTGCTCCTTCATTCTGTTGATCTGTGCCTGTGTCTTTGCGTTCATGGTGGTATCCTCCTGTTTGGTTTTTGGTGTGTTTTCCCTTTCGGTAGTCACATATTAACTCTGAACCGAGGATATATCAAGCCGCTAAAACCACAGAATATCGAGGAAAATACAGCCTTGATGATTGTGTAGTATACACCCTTGACTTACTTGCAATCGTGTGGTAATATGGGGTACGATGGAATAGGTTCTCACATTTCCGGCAGCCCCCGGCGGCTGTAAAATCAGCCGCCGGAGATAACCTCGAACTCATCTGCACCTTCGATCAGCGCAAGGCTTCTGCCGTTGTCCCACTTCATATGAATGTTGCCTGCATCGTCGATGATCGCAACCGAACCGGTCGTACCGGGCGGCACTGGCGCGATGTCGTCCGCCATGCGAATCAGGCGGATGCGGGTGCCTGCGGGATAACGCTCCCGCAGGGCTTTCAGTTCAGCGTCATTCGGAAACCGCATCGTCAGCACCTCCTTCGGGCTTGCCGTGGCGGAAGGCGGAGCTTCCGGTCAGGTTGCGGAGAAGTACCTTGCGGGCTGCCTTGTAGTCTGCGCCGATCATGCCGAGGCGCAGGAGGAAGCAGCGGAATGCGTACTTCTCGTTGTCGCTGGTATCCGGCTTGTTGACCACACGCTGCAGGTTCTTTGCAAACTCGCAAAGCATGGTGATGAATTTTGCGTAGGCATCAGCGTCACCGTCCTTCTCGACCGTGAACCACGGGAACTCGACCGTTTTCTCACACTCGTTGACCGCAAGACTCTCCGTATTCAGCGCGTGTTTCAGGAGCGTTTCCTTGTTGGCGATGAGCTGGAGCAGATTGTTCATCGACTGCTCCGTGAAGAAATCCCTCGGCATCGAAACCGTCAGCGCCACCGACTCGTCCTCTGCTGTGTAGCCTGCTTTCTGCAGTTCGCTCCGGATGTCGTCCGGAAGCTCATCGCCGTGCAGCACCGCTTCCTTGTCGAGGGTGCATGCTCCGATCTGGTATCCGCAGCTCGGAACGCCGAGGTACTTCACCTCGCTTCCGGTCAGCTTACCGATCTTCTGCGCCAGTGCCTTGCGCTGGCTCTTTTCAATATTGAATCTGATATTCATGATGTGACCTCCTATTTTTCACCGCTTGCTGCGGTTTGAGTGTAGTAAACAGTCCGGTGGACTGTTTAGATATTAACTCTGAACCGCGCAGATAGCAAGACTGTAAAAGGTCGAATATGTGCGGGGCGGTTTTGCGCCGATTTGTGCATATCACAGTGCTTCCGGATATTGACATATCGGCGGCGGTGCTGTATAATTTTTATAAGAATTTATCGTTGGTAGAGGTGTATTACATTTGGTTACATTTGAATTGATTGATGAAAATGAATGCTATCTGACCTATTACTATTATCCCGAAGGAAATAAGAATATAAAACCGGGAATCATTGTAGTTGATAGGCAAAATATGCAAATAGTAGTTAAAGAATTAGCCGAGGACGATTGGGAAAGAGATATTCCTCCAAAAGAATTAAACGAGCTTGGCGAGGCAATTAACAATATGGTTCGTGAAAATGGCGGTTCAGATTTTGTTGAACTCGTAACTGAATCAGTGCATAGCGTTTTTTATGCAGATCATGCTGTCAATGAAATAAAAAAACGTCTTCTCAATGGGGAAATACCCCATGATGGTAGACAAGTATGGTATTAATTGCATCGCGTCATCAGCCTTCCTTCGTCTCCACCTCTTTGACCAGATCGGAATAAGGAATCTGCTGTTCGCCACGAATTACATACACGTCTTCGGCATTCCCGGTGTCCTCAACGTAGCGCCGGAGAATGACGGAGGCGTATTTTTCGTCAAGCTCCATCATGTAGCAGATACGGTTCATCTGTTCACACGCCATGAGCGTCGAGCCGCTGCCGCCGAAGGTGTCGATTACCACGGCGTTCTCCTGCGTGGAGTTGCCGATGGGATAACCGAGCAGATCCAGCGGCTTGCTGGTCGGGTGGTTGGCGTTCCGCTTCGGCTTGTCGAAGTGCCAGATGGTCGTCTGCTTGCGATCGGAATACCACTTGTGCTTGCCGTTCTGCATGAAGCCGTACAGCACCGGTTCGTGCTGCCACTGATAATCGGAGCGACCGAGGACGAGGCTGTCCTTTACCCAGATGCAGCAGCCTGCAAGGTGGAAGCCTGCGTCGATGAACGCCCTGCGGAAATTCAGTCCTTCCGTATCAGCATGGAACACATAAGCCGCACCGCCTTTTTCAAGGTGGTCTGCCATGCCCTTGAAAGCAGAGAGCAGGAAGTTATAAAACTCCTCATTCTTCATGCTGTCGTTCTGGATGGTCAGACCGCTGGCGCTCTTGAAAGATACACCGTAGGGCGGATCGGTCAGAATGAGGTTCGCTTTCGTGTCGCCCATAAGTGTATTCACATCTTCGGGGCTGGTCGCGTCACCGCACATGAGGCGA